ACTCCGCCAAGTATTTGAGTCGCACGGTAAAAGGCAGGAAGACCTATAATGCTGTATTCATCTACAGCTACACCTGCTGCAGAAGAGCGTTGAAATAATGCGCCTAATGTATCACCGTTTATAGGTGTACTTGGATTTTCTAAACTTCTAGTATTAGAAAAAAAAGACCGCATAGTATTTAATAATCCCATGCGGCAAATATAAACCAGATTAGTATAAAATAATGCGCTTAAGGTAACACGTTATACAAACTTAATTTCCATGTAATTGCTTTTCGCTTTACGAAAGCTGCTATAAGTTGTATATTTCTCGTTTAACCCTAATTCCTCTCTTTCTTCCTCCAGCTTTTGCCATGCTTCCAGGTGCGTCTTGCATTCAGGAATCAATTCATAAAATCTGTGAAAATAACCAGATGTACAATTTAATTGCCTCACCTGTTGAGCGTACTCATGTTTGTGCATTAATATTTCCATAATTAAAAGGTTTATATTTTAATTAGGTACATTACAATATTAACAATCCTCTTTCTCTTTCTTTACTTTCATAAATTGTTGGCTTATCGCCTTGCATTGTCTGGGCAAATGCCATAACCATGGCAACAGGTCCATCTACTTTCTCTGTGCTTTTAGCTTTATCTATTTTTATATTTCCGGCAGGATCAAGTCTTAAAATTACATTACTTATCATCCATTCCATTACTGGATTGCCATCGTGTGTTATTTCTCCACTTAAAAACAATTTTTCTATTTCTTTAGTTGGTGCAGACATGGAGATAAAGCCTTGCCCAAATGGCCTCATGTTTGCTCCATCATTTGTTAACTGTATAACAAGTTGGCTAGCATTCCATCTATCAAAAGCTATACATTCTATTTTATACTTTGCCGTAATGTCAATAATTAACTTTTGTATATAATCATAATCTGTAACGTTGCCATCTGTCATTATTAGATGTCCATCTTGTTGCCATTGCAAGTAGGGTACTCCATCACTAAGTGACCTTTCTCTCACATTATCCTCAGGACAAAAATAATAACTTTTAATGTGCGGCTTTGTCAATCCATCTTGCACCGGAAAACAAAGAACCAGTGAACAAATGTCACGGGTTGAAGCAAGGTCCAATCCACCATAGCATTTTTTATTTTGCAATATTTCATCATCAATAAATAGCCTGGTATCATTGATGTAACTTTGCGAAATCCAAACAGAAGATGTAGATGTCCATACATTTAGATTCTTTGTCATAAATTGTATCTGCTTTGCTGCTCCTTCGTTTAATGCCTTCTGGTATTGATTCTCCATGTAATCCATATAAGGAGTAATGCCCAAGTTAGGATTAGATTTTGTCCAATTCTTTTTATCCTGCCAGTCATCGCCTTCATCCAGGCAGAAGAGAAGAGGAAACACAGAATCATCAATTTTTCTTTTTTCCAAAATATCAATCATAACCTTGCGATAAAGATAGCATGGAGATTCTTTGTTAAAACCTGCAGTAGTAGTTATAAGGAGTAAAGGCTGCGTCCTTGATCCCATACCTGTTTCCATTACCTCTAAAACATCGCTTGTCTTGTGGGCATGGTATTCATCAATTATTGCACAATGTGGGTTTAAACCATCTAATGTATCGGCATCCGCAGATACTGATTCAAACTTTGTATTTGTTGTAGGTACATTGCAATTGTATTTTAAAACATTGACTAACTTGTCAAATGTCTTTGAATCCTTTTTTAAATTCTTTAAAAATACCTTTGCCGTTTCAAAAGCTATTCTTGCCTGGTCCCTCGTGGTAGCAGCTGTATAAATTTCCGCTCCAGTTTCATTATCTAGTAAAAAGCAATAAACAGCAATCGCAGCTGCAAGTTCTGTCTTGCCATTCTTCCTGGCTATTTCAAGGTAAGCCTTGCGGAATCGTCTGCCTCCTGATTTCTTTTGCCATCCAAACAATACTTTTATAAAAAACTCCTGGAAAGGCTGAATGTTAAACCGCTGCCCGGCAAATTCGCCTTTGGTGTGACGTAGGGCAGAAATAAAGGAGAAAGCCCTGACTGCCTTCTCCTCTGAAAAATAAAACTCCCAATCGTTAACCTGTAAATCATGCAAATGTCTTTCAACGGCAAGCCTTGCGTAGTTGCCAATGTTTATTTTACCAGATATAACATCTTCAATAAATTTCATTTAATCTCACGCATATCTATCCACAAAAATCTTAACATTACCATTATTGCAATAAACCCTGCACTCTCTAAATAATCAATATAATCAAAATAAAAGAATTTAACAAAGAGCCAATTCCACAAATAAAAAAATGGAATAGCAAGAGTAAAAATAATCATTGATATAATGATTATAAAAGTTATAAACTGATAGAAGCTTTGTTTCATTAGTTCATTTTTAGAAGCTTTGCAATTTCATCTTCTGTATCATCATTACTGTCTCTGAAATAGTCAAGTTTTAGCCTACTGCCAGGATCAAGGCCTAAAGACTTTGAAATCTCTAAAAACATATCCATACTTTGCTTAAATGCTGTCCATTCTGCAGAAACTTGTCTTGCACCGTTAGGATGCACCATAACTGCGCCCGAAACTGCAAGAACTTCAGCATTGTTTAATAAATGGCTGATTGCACGCGTAGCAATGCTCAAAAAAATGTCATCAACGGCCTTGCTGGCATTGTGGGCCTGGAGATGATCCTTTAGTTTGTTATAAATATCTATCTCTTTGTCGCTGAGTTGTAGCAAGGATTTACCAACAGCACTACCAGTATATGTTTTTATCCTGGAAGGTATCAATGTACCTTGCAACTCTTTGGCTTTCTGTGATTTTGCTCTCATTTTTGTATGTTTTGTATGATTTCAAAGAGTTTAGGTCTTG